TTAGGCCGGATCGCGAAACCCCATCATCTGCGAAACCATGCCCGCCATACTCCGTGTCTCGGATGGAAGGAAGCGCCCGTAGTGCTTCTTCACCATCGTCGTATCCGTGTGTCCTAGCTGGCGCGCAATCCACTCCAGCGGCACGAACGAGCTGATAGCCTGGCTTGCGAACGTATGCCTGCACTGATTCACCCCACGGTGTCGCACACCGACATTTTTCAGGTGAGTGCCGAACCAACGGTTCAAGCTGTTCCCGTACCAAGGTTTCATGCTGACCGAATTTCGGAACACCAGCTTGAGGTGCATCAGTCGCGTCGTGTTGTTATCCCGTTGTGTGATTTCAACAGTCACGGGGGGCAGGTGGCCCGTGAACTCCCAGTGTTTCTTTAGGTACTCCAGGGCTGGGTCAATCAGCTCAATCTTCCTGGCTCGAACCGATTCTTTCGGCACCTTGTACTCGCCCTCAACTCTCGCCGCCCTGACGTAGATCGTCCCCGCATCAAGGTCGACATCATCCCAGCACAATGCAATGAGCTCAGACACTGACAAACCTGTCCAGCAGTTGAACATGATCATGTTGACGTCTTGGGCTCGTGACTCACGAATCACTGAAAGCTTTTTCATCTCATCGCGAGTGAAGGGGTCAGCACTGTCGTCATCTTTATCCTGCTTGATGTTCTTGATCATCTTGCAAGGGTTGATAGAGATGACTCCGTCTGAGTGAGCGTCATCCCACACCCCCCGGACAATTGTGAAAACATCATTCACAGACTTTGGCGACAATGTTTTCAACAGGCCCGTCTGGAAAAGCTGAAGATCAGACCGGCATATGTCTGCTATACATTCAGGGCCAAACTTATCCAGCAGGTGCTTGGCCTTGTACACATAGTTCTTACCTGTCGTCGTTGCATGCCGTGCAAGCTGGACTTCTAGATATCGCTCAACACCCTGGGCCACAGTCCTTTTGGACTTATCATCCTTTTTGACCTGCAGCCGCTTCGAGTTTGGGAAATGAGCAGCGTAGTCAAACCGTCCGTTTTTAATTTCAGATAACACAATGTTACGCTTAGACTCGGCGTACTTAATCGAAGCCTGGTCGATCTTCTCATTGCCGATTGGCTCTTTGTATCTCTTGCCGTCCAGCATGAACGAGATGCGAATTTGCTTCCCGTTCAGCTCAACGCCCTTGGGCCAGATCAAATCCATTACTTTCCTCCAAGCCATTGTTCAATTTCATTCCTGCTGTAAACAATCCGGTTGGCAGGATCAACGCGCCAGTGTTTACCTTGAAGCCACTTTCCGCCAGATCGGTATTTTCTTGCGGCTTCAGGGGTAATACCGAACGTTGGGAATAGTAGCTCCTGCCTGAACCAGAGACCAGCGGAATGTACGCTGACGGACGACTCAGTGATCTTGTTCCTAAGGCTGTTTGCTTCTTTCATTTTACGCTGCTCCAACCTTGTCAAAACCGAATCCCTTAACCCTGGCCATCAAAAAGTTACTGATCCCTTCTACTGGGTAAAAGAAACAATTGCCAGCGTAGGCGTAAGCTGGGCCTGTGCCATGCCTGCGCCAGTTTTCGAGGGTTGGCTTAGCGACTTTGAACAGATGAGCAACGTCGTCCTCCGTCAAAAAGCCCATATCTTGCGCGATTCCTTTTTGCATATCACAAATCTCAGAAGTGCCCGCCGTCGTGGCTGTCAGCGCTTCCTGCTCTCTCTTGAGTCCGGTGTCGTACCTGCGACCTGTCAATTCATGAGAAATTATTTTCCGCGTTGCCGTCAAGGCACGAAACCCATTTATTTCATAGTATGCGGATAGCATACCCTTAACTATGAGTATGCTTAGAAGAGACTCTGATCGGATCTCGGGACGAAAAAAAGCCCCGCTGGGAGAGAGAGGCCAGCGGGGCATGGGGTCATGCTAAGAAGAAAAGGAAGGAAACTTCAAAGCATTACTTATAATACCACATTCTTATGTTGTGTGTGGTTTGTTGTCAAATGTAAATCACCGATTTCGTTTTGGGCGGGGAAACCGTTAGTGCCTGGGTTTTGTTTAATTCTGGCCAGAACTATATGCCCTTCGGCTTTAATTAAGTCCTTCAGTTGCTGCATGTCAGTTTTTGTGGCTTTGGCGATCTTGTCTTGAATCGATTTGCTGATCTTGATTGCCGTTGGGTGGTTGCCTTCTCCGTAGAAGCGGTGCCAGAAGTGTCGACCAGCGTGCTCACCCGACATCACTTGCAGTTCGACCAGGGCTGACTGACCACCTTTTTTTGTGAGTTGGCTTTTGACAGACCTGACCTTGATCATCGCGTCATGGGTTGGCATCGGCTCTCTAGATTGCGCTTTGGCGTTGACGATCTGCATGTCGTCTTGTCTGCGGAATTTGCGCTTTAGAGAGTTGATGTGAGACTTCGTGAAGATCTTGCATGAGCGCCATGCAGCAGCATCTTGGCTTTCACCTGGGCGAGGACGGTTCCGGCTGTATTGGCGGTCGCGGAAGTATTCATTACCTGCGTGCTCAGTGTTGTCGTACTCAAACAGGCGCTGTGCGATCTCATCCTCTGTAGAAGAAGTGATCATGCCGCCGACGATGCGGTTGAGCTGGTATGAACGTCCGCGTGCGCCTGTACCACCAGTGGATTTTCGAGCGGCACCGGGCTTGTACTCGGCCTCTAACCCGTAACTGGATAGGTGCAGCTTGTAGTCGTCGACGTCCGCTGGCCTACCTGGGTTGTAAAAGCTGATCGCGTATTGTTTGCGGTCTGGGTGCGCGGTGTAGACATAGAAGCAATGCGAGAGGCTCTTCCAGCACGGATCTAACGCACGCAGCATTCTTCCGCCCAGGAAATCATCAATTTGCTCAAGGATCGCGGCGTAGATCGTGTCGTGTTCGTCCGGCAGGACTGGGCGTGATGGGTTGATGATTATCCGGAAGCGTGGCGCTGCTGCTGTGTGGGAATGGCTGGTGTAGACGATGTGCTCAAGACACAAGTCGATCAGTGCATCCTCGACTTCTTCGAGCTGAATCATGTCGTCGTCGTAGCCTTCGCCCAGTTTCTGGTCAACGTCAAAGACGATCAGCGTTGATGATACGACGTTGTCTGCGTGACGGGTTGGAATACGGAATAGAGCTGGAACGAAAGTTGATGCTCTCTCTTTATCTTCCAGAACAAGCGGTTCTGCGAAATGCTTTTCGTAGAAAGAGAGCAAGTTACTTGCGTTAGCTGCGGTCAGGCTGTTTGTTGATGCCCAAGATTGTGTTGAATAGTTGATCATGATGACACTCCTTTTTGACGAGTCTCTCGCTCATCTGTGTCTATTAAACTGATGGAGCAAAGGGCGGTGCAATACTATTCGTGAAATAAAAATTTTGACTGGGTCTTGGGCGTGTCTTTATGAGGCCGTTGATGGGCTATGAGTGTTTATTTTTGAAATGGTGTTGACTGAGAAGTTTCTCTGAATCAATCATGTTGCCTGCTGGCTACCCTCACTACTCATGGTCAATCCTTCTTGTTTCTTAAATAGAGGGGTGGTAGTGGGGGTGCTTAAATCATTTGGTTCAGAAAAACTTTTTCATCAAATTTCGGTATATCTGGTTAATTTATTTTGGCTAATTTCACAAAGGGGTATTGCAACGCCTTTTGCTCATTTTTAATACTAGATTCATCGGGGTGAGAGAGCTCCGAAAAAAGAAAAGGAACGCAACATGAGTAACGCATCAAACACAGTAGTTATCGAAAACAACAAAGAAGCTCTTGCAACTGCTCTTGAGCTGAGAGAGTACGCAAGCACTACTCGACTCATGTCTATCGATGGGAACGTCCTGAACGCAATCTCAGTCGCTTACAAGACAGCATCAGGTCTTCACAGCGCTAACGATGGACAAATCACGAAGTCGATCTACAACATGTCTAAAATCGCTATCGCCCTGATGATCGTTAAAGCTGACAGCAGCGACAAAGCTTTCGATGCAGCAGCGTTTGAGATTGCACGTGATGTTTTCGTGTCGGGTAAAACTCATGAGAAAGCACAGGCTCTCGCAGATGCCACGGGACGCACCCAGGAAGCCTGCGTATCTGCAATCAACAGCAAGCTCGAATTCCTGACCGACCGGATGAACTCCAAAACCAACGCCCTGACCGACACTGGCATCTCCACCCATACGCCGGCTGAGATCCGCGACATCATCCTGTCTGAAGGCGGCAAGTACCTGATCAGCCTGCCCACGGGCGAAGGCAAGTCGACCATCATCAACGAGCCAGTCCTCAGGCACTTCATCGACAGCGGCAAAAAAGTCTTGGTCATCTCTCACAGACGCTCGATCAACAAAACCCTCGCGAACATCGACGGTATCGTGAGCTACGACGAGTGCAATGATCCCCGCGACTTGCAGAACGCAAAAGGCCTGAAGATCGTCGTCAACTCTCTCAACGCACTCAAGTTCAAGCGCTTCATCGAGTCAGTCGACCTTGTCGTCATCGACGAAGCCTCGCAAGTGATCTCGCACGTCCTGGGTGGCGAAGTAAAAAACCGCCAGGCAGTCTGGGAAACCTTGGATTTTGTCGTCAAACGCACAGCAAACGTGATCATGAGCGATGCTGACATCGACGCACGTTGCGCTGAAATGATCGGCACTGGCTACAAGCTGTTCAAAAAGCCTGCAGCTCACGCTGGAATCACTGTGAAGACCGGTGACATCAACCATGTGCGTGCCCTCGCCGTCGCGTCAGCTTGCAAAACACCTACCTTGATCGCTTGTGACGCGGTTAAAGAAGCTCTGGCACTTGCTAAGTCGATTGAGAAGCTGGGTGGGCCAGCAGCGCTCGTAATCACAGCAGACAATGCCCAGTGGCCAGAGCAAGCAGCTTTCATTGCCGACCCGAACTCGACTCACCACCGGGTGGTCATCTACAGCCCAGTGATCACCTCTGCGCTGTCGATCACATCAGGTCACTTCCAGGCTCACTATGGCGTTTTCCAGGGCCAGGTCGTGCCGAGCGATGCGATTCAGATGCTCCGTCGTGACCGCACTGCTAAGACCTTCACCGTGGGTATTAAGCAGCCCAACTACAGCAAATCAGAAGCTGTTGAGGCGACCTACAAGTGCAAGCCCGTCTGCCTCGACGACCTGCTGGGCACGCTGAGCTTCAAAGATGGCGATCAAGATACGGAGATGGTTGTTCGGTCGGCTCTCAGCTCACTGAAATTTCAGTTTCTTGAGTACACGCATCGCAGAGACGAGGCTTGGCTGCGTGACAACATCCAGAGCAGCTTGCCAGCTAGCCTTCTCGCACGTGGTTTTGAAATCGAAGTCCTGGAGCATTCAGACGATCTTTCACTGGCTGGGTACAAGTCAGACAGCCTGGCGAAAAAAGCAGTCAAGCGTCAGATCGCCAAGGGCGTAAGCCAGTCAGTCAGCGCTGACGAGTCGACTGCGCAGCGGGTTCGCGATTACGGTTCAGAGAACGAACAAGAATACCTTGAAGCGACACGTGCAAGGGCAATCGAAGTGATGGGTGTTTCGACCTTCAGCATGGGCGATGCGATGATATGGGGTCATGGCGAAGGCGAATCTAAGGTCAGGCTGTATCGCAAGCTGCACAACCACGGCGGAGCACTCTCCGACCTATGCCAAACAACCCCATCAGACCAGGACGCTACTGTTGATGAGATTTCGGCAAGGGTAATGGCAATCCTGAAGCCAGCACTGATCGTAATGGCCTACAGCGATGCTTGGACAGAGAACCGCAGCGTCGAGCTGTTCGACACTTTGAATGCGATTCGCACAGACGTACTCAAAGCAGGGATCAGGCTGAGCGCTGCAAAAAGCAATCAAGCAAAGAAAGCTGATATCACGAAGATCTTCGCGCAGTTCGGGCTTTCTGTGAAAAGACATGAAACAACCGGCAAGCAATACTTCTACACGATCAGAGAGAAATCCCTGCTTCAAATGATCCGCTACATCTGACACCCTAAGCGCCACGGAAGGCGCTGCAGTATACCCAATATAAATATTTTGACAAACTTGCTCTGCGCTATTGAACGGCCAAAAGCTCATATTTACTATGGAAGGTATAGCAATAAGAAAAAAGGAAAAGCTATGACCGCAGCATTAAATATTCCCGAGCTCATTAATATGGGCGAGGTCATGGAAATCAGAAATCTGTTTATGAAAATGAACGGATACCAACAAGCTGACTTGGATCTCGTCTACAAGACAGGCCTAGCATGCAGATACGCTGGACAGAAATTCAACTGGAATGAGCGTAACGAACAGGTGTTTGGTAGAAAGCCTGTAGCTCTTGAAGATGTACTTTTCCCTCCTGAATTACCACCAGTGCCGAAGCCTTTCAGAAGCTGGCTAGAAGTGATGGTGTCGCTTTTTGACGGTCTACAGGACTGCGAATACGAGCCTGAGCATTACAAGCTGAGTTATGTCACTCAACACACGTATCAGCCTGATTGGGTGGATTCACTTAACGATAGGATTATTTGGGAGGGCAAAGGTGTCATTCCTGACTTGGTTGATGCGAGAAAATATAAATGCGTAGCCAAGCAGAATAACGTCCACTTTATATTTATCTTCCAGTGTAAAAATATTCACTGCCCATGGGTTCGTCCGAGGCAGGATGGTACGAAGATGACTCTAGAAGAGTGGTGTACAAAGGCTGGCTTCGACTATACCTACGAGGGTGAGGTAGAACAGTTCCGAAAGTCCAAGCGCTACCTTGATCTAGTCCGGACTTTCGGGAAGTCGCAGAGCAGTCTGATGGAGCAGCTGAATAAGAAGTAACACTCATCAGCAAGATGCAAAGAACACAAAGGGCCACGACGGCTCTTTTTTTGCGCACAAACAAAGCTGTTAATAGTGTTACAATGTTTGCATAAAAATAATAATAAGAGCACGACATGCGTAAGATCTTGGGGATCGATCCAGGTCTCTCCGGTGGATTATCCATCATCGACGAGCAATTCAACTTAATTGCTTGCATTCAAATGCCAACTGTCTCCTTTGACGGCAAAAAGCGTCGTGTAGACCCGCGCCCGGTATTTGACTTTATTTCGCTGCACTCGCCTGAACTGGCAGTCGTAGAACTGGTAGGTGCCAGGCCTGGGCAAGGTGTTACTTCCATGTTCAGCTTCGGGGATGCCTTTGGCGCTGTCAGGGCTATCGCGGAGTGCCTGTGCCCTGTCGTTCGGTACTCCAGGCCTCAGGAGTGGCGTGGGTTTCAGAACTTGTCAGGCCTCTCTAAGGAGCAGATCGCCGAAGTGGCCTTTGAGGTTTTCCACGCTGAGCAGATCTACGGCAAGCCTAGAGGCGGCAAGCGTGCCGTGCGTGACGGTATATCCGACTCCCTGATGATCGCCAAGTTTGGTGTTCGGTTCCTGGAGTAACTAATGGCGGCCAAGGCACTCACGAAAAAGATCATTAGTGATCTCGAAAAGTACATCACTCAGACGACCAGCCTGAAGATCGCCTGCGGCTGTGCAGGAGTGCCGTCGTCCACGTTTTACGCATGGCAAAAGGCCGCCAAGGAGATCGAGGAGGAAGGCAAAGACGAGTCAGACTTAACCAAAGACGAAGCCCTCCTGATGGAATTTCTGGAGCGCATTGACCTTGCCAAGGCCAAGTCGTGCAAGCCTGCAATCGACGCTGTAATGAAGGCCATCAAGGAAGGTGATGCCAACCAGGCAGCGCGCCTCCTCTCTCGTCGTATGCCAGAAGAATTCGGCGACTGGAACAGGAAAGAAGTAACGATCCGTCAGGAAGTCAGTGAAGAAAGCACCACCGGCATAGCACTAATTCCGTCGATGTCAGGCGACAACGACCTCGACCAGCTCCTCCAGCAACAACAGTCAGACGCCCTGTTGCTCGCAAAAACAAAGACAAGCGAGCTCAGTTAATGATCAGCCAACGCACTCCTTTTGACTGTGGTATCGCTACCCTGGCCAACGCCCTTTCGGTCGGCTATGACCACGCCTTAGAGCTTTACGGCCACGACAAACAACGCAGCGGCGTGACCATCCAGCACACTGCCTCGATCCTCTTCAATCTGGGTTTTGCACCTGTATACACCGCATTCCCTGGCTTCACCAAAGCCAGCGGAATCGACATGACCACGGCAAATCCGGCCATCCTGGAACACCTCGGCCACCCCGCAATCCTCCAAGTCCTCACCGCCTCAGGCGTACTCCATCAGGTCTTTTTTGACGGCAAAAACATCCACGACCCAAGCCCCTCCATCGCCGGCCCTCGAAGCATTAGCGAGTACGAGTGTGTTGATGCAGTGATCCTCTACAGGCGCTTGCACATGGGCGGAGTGATCGCCAGCCATCAGGTACTCATGGGGGATGGTTTGTGATCAAAACCAACCAGGCGCTTGTGCGCAAACGGGGCTCCTCTCCTCTCAATTGCGCGGACTGCGTAGTGAGCCCGAATGGGAGCATTAAGCCGGTAGGAGCAGGTTTATGAGCTCACTTGGGAACATTAGGCATATCGCCAAGGCTGTTCGGAATGTGGTTTGGCAGCCAACAAAAAGCAAGGCTGGTGGATTTTCGAGCCAGGAGATATTTCTGCTCCTTGGTCAGCCCGAAAACCTAGTCAACGAGGTCTTATTCCACGGAACCAGGGGTAACGGTAAATCAGCTAGTCTTCTGATGGGGTTTGCCCAGCATGTGGGAAAAGGCTGGGGGCCATTTTGGAAGGGGGTAATTTTAAGGCGCCAGTGTTCTGCTTTGAGCGATTTGATCGATGAGTCGCACAAACTATTTCCACGGCTTTTCCCAGGAGCTAAATACAATATTTCCAAGAGGATCTGGACATTCCCTACCGGGGAGATCCTCATCTTTGAGTTCTTGGAGAAGAACAACCAGTACGAGAAAAAGTTTCACGGAAAGCAGTTTACATACATCGGGCTCGATGAGCTGACGACATGGGCCACCGAAGATATTTACGAGCGGTTACTTTCCACACTCCGAACTGCATACCAGCCAACAAAGCAGCAGCCGCTGATGCCGCCAAAGCAGATTCGGGCGACAACAAACCCTTGGGGCGTCGGTAAGCAGTGGGTTAAAGAACGCTTTATTGACGGAAAAAGAAGCGGCCAAATTGAGAAAACCACCAAGACTTTGCTGGACGTTAATAACGACCCTATCGAAGTCTCTTGGAGTCGGGTTGCTATATTTGGGACTGTTTTTGAAAACGACTATGTAGACCTTGAATATAAGGCTTGGCTAATGTCTCTCGCCGACCCGATCCTCAAGGAAGCCTGGCTCTACGGAAACTGGGAGGTGGTCGATGACACTGCAATGTTTGCGAAAGTCTGGAATCGCGATGTGCTTATTATCGAACCGTTTACCATCCCTACTGCCTGGAAGGTTGAGAGATCATTTGACTTCGGGCAGTCAACGCCATTTTGCTGCCTGTGGACTGCGGAGTCCAACGGAGAGTCGGTGATTATAAACGGCAAGACCTTTTGCCCGCCCAAGGGGTCGATTATTGTCGTCGGAGAAGATTACGGAACCCCGCTTAACCCTGATGGTAGCCAGCAAAAGCGTGACCTGGGCTTGTTCCTGTCAGCAGGCAAGATAGGTCAGCGCTTGAAGGACAGGGAAAATCGACTTCAGCAATCCATCCTAAAGAATCATCCTGTGGTTCGGCCAGGCCCTGCGGACAACCAGATATTCAACGGCAGCCGAGTGGATAACGGAAACGCTCCAACGGTAGCCAAAGAACTAGCAGCTGCAGGCATTACTTTTGTTCAATCCGATAAATCTGCAGGCTCGCGTGTCACTAGCGCCCAGCTAATGTATGAGCGTCTTCAGGCCACGATTGATGACAGTCCTGATAAGCCGCACATATACTTCTTCACCAACTGTAAGTTTTTGAATAAATCGATACCCACTCTTTATCGAGATGAAGATCAGCCCGACTCAGTGAAAAAGGGGGCTGACGACCACGCCTGGGACGCGTTGGCCTACCGCCTCACGTGGAAGCGGCCAGTTACATCAGTACAACAGGGAATCCGTTAAGCCAAGGCGCTCATTTCATCTGACGAGAGGTTGCGATTTTCGATCCAGAATTTTGACGACAAATACTTTGCAGTCAAACGCCGTTTGGTTTCCTGGTCGCTGATTTTGTACATAAAGTCGTTGCGGATCTTGGTTGCCCAGGCCACCTGTTTCTCTGAACCATTAAGCTCGGGGATTGCGGGGAGCTTAGGCAGCCAGGCTCGTGGGTCAAATCCAATACCAGTTTCCAAGTCGACCCATTTCCCGTTTACTTTTTCGGGCATGTCAGCATCGGCGTACCAAAGCTTGAATGCAGCAAACACGTCCATATCTCTCTCCTTTAATGTCATGCAGTTATTATCTAAAAAGAGATCAAGTGATTGCAAGTCGCAGGGCATGAAAAGCTGTAGAATATTTGCAAGCCATAAACAATAAAAATAGGCACATATATGTCAGTAAGCCATCGCTCGATGCGCAGCCAGCAAGATTATGAAATTAGAAAGGTAATTCGCACACTTCAGGGCGGTACTGTTGCTATCCGTGCTGCTGGTGTCGAGTATTTGCCGAAAGAACCTGGTGAGACCCCGGAGGCCTATAAAAGGCGTTTAAACAGGTCTTTCTTAACAAACTACTTCCAGCGCACCGTTGCCAACCTTGCATCGAAACCTTTTAGCATGCCAGTTGGCATCAAGAGTGAGCGCTACCCAGAGCTTGCTGCAGAATATCTTGGCGATGTGGATGGCCGAGGCACAAGTGCAACCACCCTGGCTCATGCGTGCACTGCAGATGCCATTGCGATGGGGTCGACGTTCTTGGCTGGCGACTGCGCGGTCAATGGTGGCAGGCCATATCTCTACCTGCTTCCAGGCGAAAACATCCTGGCTGCCCGGAAAAACGAGGACGACAAGCTCATTCATATTCGCATCCTGGAGTCAGCGGTAGTCCAGGACGGCCAGTGGGGTGAAAAGGAGGTTAAGAGGGTCAGAGTGTTCGACAGGGACGGCGATGTCGTTACGTGGTCTCTCTATGACGGCGAGACTGATTCCCCTATCGTGCTGGATCAGCCATTTGCTCTCAAAGAAATCCCTGTTACGCCTATTCATGCAGCGGAAGCCATCGCGGCTGATCAACTGCAGGCTTCACCGCCGTTGCTGGATCTGGCTTACATGAACATTCAGCATTATCAAGAAAGCTCAGACCAGTCGAACATCCTACGGATTGCCCGCGTCCCCGTCCTGTTCGCCTCAGGTGTTGCAGAAGACGCAGCGATCACCATTGGCTCGGAATACGCAATTAAAGGTGATGCAGGCGCTGACCTGAAGTACGTCGAGCACTCTGGGGCAGCTATTGGCGCAGGCCGCGATTCCCTCAAAGATTTGGAGGCAAAAATGGAAGCGTATGGCCTCGGTATGCTGGAAAACAGCGGCGTGGCCGAAACGGCGACGGGCCGTGCGTTGAGGGCCGGCGAGACTAATAACAGGATTGCCATGCTGGCCCTGAACGTTGCCAGTGCCCTGGAAAAAGGTCTTGGCTGGATGGCGTACTTTAACAAAATTGCGGAGCCAGACTTTCAGGTACACATCGACACAGAATACGGTATCAGCAGCTCAGCGGAAGACCTCTCAGCGTTGGCCAATGCACGCACCATGGGAGACCTTTCCCGCGAAGACTACCTGCAGGAGATGAAACGCCGGGGCATCTTGAGGAATGAGTTTAGCTTGGCTGACAACGAGGATAGATTGTCAATCGAGGTCGTTTAGCTTAGGCATGGGATACAGCGATATTAAGGCCGAAAGTTACGACCTTAATACTTAAAATAGCTCGATGCTGAGAATTAATATCTCAAGACATTGAGCTATTTATCGCCCTTAGAACCAGGCCTTCTTTCCGATAACGTAAGTACGTTCAAAGTCTTCTTCAGACTTCGTCAGGTAAATAATGAATTCGATGAAGGCTATCACACCGATTACCAGGGAGGGGATGCCGACCAAAATAAAGCCGAACAGGAACACCAACAGCATGATCAAGCCTTGACTTGTATAGCCGAGGTAAAACTTGTGCGCGCCAAAGCATCCGAGGAAAAATGCTAAAAGCGCAGCCGGGAGTTTTTTTGAACTACCATTTAGTGCATTGCTCGAAACTTGATAGATTGCAGTAGCAGTAGCACCGCTAACCGAGAAATCGACTTGGCTGCCAGCTGCAGGCGCGACGGCGCTTTTCCATTCCTGCGCGTCGAATGAGTAGCGATTACCATCTTCGCCGGAAATCACACCTTCGCGGCTTGCTGGATTGAAGTTAAGAATAGTGCCTTTCAAAATTTGTTTCCTTACATTAAGAGCAATGTGAGTTTACCACTTGAAGGTTGTTTTCTCTTTAACGCCTGCTTTGATGAAGGCAATTGCTTCGTCAGCGGTTTTCCCGTCAAGAGCTTGAGCGAGGCTTTGACCCTTTTCGTGTATGCCCAGAGCTTGGCCCTGCGCCAGGGCCATACCGAAGCTTGCTTTCTTTTCGTCCGGGAGGCTATCGTAAATTGCCTTCGCAGATTTTTGGAAGTTCGCGTCAGAACTGCCGTCAATTTTCTTGTCGCCGCAGCCAGCCAACAGGGCCATCGAGATTGCGAGGCCTGCGGCAGCCATGAGTCTTGCTTTGTTCACAAAGTCTTCCTTGAGTAGCTGAAGGTTGCTAGAGGGGGTTGCATGCCAGCGGCGCTAAACTGCTGCTACCGCCTGCGGTGCCATTCGATCCTGAAACCCTTGTGATGGCAAAAGGACATTCCCGCGAGCGGCATCCTATCGTTATTTTTTGTTACAGTCACCCTTGAGTTTCGGTTTAGAGCCTCTGGCCTAGATTCCATGCTTTCCATAGGCGTAATCCCAGTAACCAGCTGGTAGCTCAGACTCTGCGCTGGGTCACCACAACGCCGTTAGGTTCTAGGGCCTTCCGTGGGCAAATCTCCGAAGGTTGCGGGTGCTCCCAAGGTACTGACCGGGCTACGCCAATGAGCCAAATCTAGCCAGCGCCGGAAGCTCGGTGGCCGCTATGCAGTGGGCTATAGTCCTTAAATACAATGTGCAGAGCATTTGTAAGGTTATCTAAAGCAGATTACTTGACTTAGCTATTACTACCTGTGTAAAAGCTGCTTTAAATATACCCGAATCATCAAAGGATACTTATGTCCCGTCTAGCCGAATTCCGCGCTCTTGAGCAACAACTCGCTGCCCAACTGGCCGAACTGGAAGCTCTCAAAAACGATGACTCGCTGAAAAAAGAAATTGAGTTTGAGCAAAAACTGCGTGACCTCCTGGGCGAGTACGGCTACAGCCTGCGCAACGTGATCGCAATCCTGGATCCCCAGGCAGCCACCCGCCGCAACGCTCCAGTCGTTGAGGCCAAAGCTGCTCGCAAACCACGCCAGGTCAAGCAGTACAAAAACCCGCACAATGGTGAAGTGATCGAAACCAAAGGCGGCAACCACAAGATCCTGAAAGAGTGGAAAGCCAAGTGGGGCAGCGACGAAGTCGAGAGCTGGTTGGCTCAGTAAGACTTTTTGAGTACAAACAGGGGCCCTCGCGGGGCCCCTTTTTATTTAAGGAAGAAAAATGCAGATCAAGAAACCGCAGCACCTCCAGGCGTTTCGGGAGCTACTGGCAGATACCCGGTATCTCCTTTGCGTCGACCTGGAAGCTACTTGCGATGAGTACCCAGCAGGTCTGACTGACGAGCAAAAGCTTGAGCACAAGCTGGCTGTTCATCGGGACGAAATGGAAACTATCGAGGTCGGCGCGGTGGTTCTAGATCTGCATCAGGGTGCGAAGATCGTCAGCGAGCACACTTGGTTCGTTCGTCCGGTGCTGAACCCTGTTCTGACAGATTTCTGCAAAGGCCTGACCACAATTGACCAGGTTGACGTCGACAGTGCCGGCACCTACGACCAGGTTCGCCAGGCACTGGATGACTACCTCGCGCCGTTCAAAGGTGAAGGCCTGATGTGGTGCTCCTGGGGTGACTACGACGCGAAGCAGCTGGCAATGGATGCCGACCGGAACAACTGCGAACCCATGCTTGATGGCCTTGCACACACGAACGCCAAAAAGTGGCACTGGAAGGTGCTCAACTGTAGGGCAATGGCCCTCCGGCCTGCAGTTGAAGACTGGGGTATCGAGTGGTCAGGCCAGTACCACAGAGGTATTGATGATGCCCGCAACCTGGGCGTGCTAGTAGGTGAGATCCTGCGAGCTGGCTGACCCGGCTGGGCTGGAGGTATGATGTCAGTTTGACTGCAAATGGGCACGGGGATGCCCGGATTGTCGTCACGAGCTGTTAATCATACTTCTTGCCCATGAAGGATTCATGATGAGCAATCAGGACACACGTTACCCGAAGGGCTATTTCAAGAATCACCCTAAGGAGCTTCCCTCTAGCCTAAAGGGATTTGATTTCCATGCGGTGACCAAGGTTCGCCTGCCGGGAAATAGCAACAGAACCACAATATTCGAGTTTCTCCCGAAGCAGTTCAAAGCGTTGCTGGACGGTATTGAGAAAACCATTGAGAAAGCGGTTTCAGACGCCACTAAAAAACTTAAAAAGAAGCAAAAAACGCTGAAGTCTGAGCTAAAGCAGGCAAGTGTGGCCTTGCGTGATCTTGAGGAGCGATTTGACGAAGTTGTTGCTGAGCGTGATGAAGCTCTTACGCAAGTAAAACAGCTCGTCAAGAAGCCCAGCAAATCAATCGACGATCCCAAGAAGGTAAAATATCTTGAGAGAGAACTTCAAAGAATCAAAGGGCTATTCGAACAAAAGAACAATGAGAATAAAAGTTTGAATTCTCAGCTCAAAAATATCCAGGGCGCGGATCTGAAAAGGAAAAACGACCTGCACGACGCTGTAAAATATAACAGAGAGTATTCTAAGTTTATTGACGACTTAAAGGCTGCGCTTGTGTCGAGCGGTCTTAAAATCGAGGATGTCACTCCTGAGACGTCTGGAATGGTAAGCGCTGGCATTGTGGTTTCCGGCAGCACAATAAAAATTACATGGCCAAAGCCTTATCGTGGCTGACCAGGCTGGGCTGGCGGTATGATGTCAGTTTGAGTGCAAATGGGCCCTAGCGGGCCCTTCGCTAAGTTTACAGCGGCGAATCATTGAGCATCTGGACATAGCTTGTGTGCAATGCCCTTAAGACTGTTTAGGTAAAATGTGAGTCGACTAACTGCGTTGTGGCTGGAGCACAAAAAATAACCAACTTTCTCGATGTTGTTCGTCTTTCGCTTGAACCCTGCGGGTAAATTGGCATTTGCCAGAGCGACTTGCATGGTCTTCTGAGCTGCTGTGCTTCGATGGGCTAGATAGTTTCGAACACTTTTCGTAGTATCAATTAATGCGTAGTCAGCCTTTGGCATTGTGTTGAAGTAGCCCTTGTGCTTAGCATTTAGCCATAGACCTGCCCTTCGTTTTAACTCAGATTCATGTGGAAAGGTTACATTATATTCGTTTGGATCCAAAATATCTCGAATCTTCTCTAGAGTAAGATGCGATTTTATTTCTTTTGAGGTAAATGGCATTGCTCGCTTAGCGAACTCGTCTTCACTTGAGAGTTGCATCGAGTTTGTAAGTGCCTGCACAAATACATCCGGACTCTTGTTTATGTATGCAACGAATAAGTCACTTATAAAACCTTCAAGAAGAATGGATGCCCCCAGAAAGGTATATTCCGCCACTAAGTGTTTTTGTGATTGTGAAACCCCAACGCCAGGGACGTTCACAACGTCAAATACTTCCTGGACTTCCAGAAGCCCAGCCAAGAAATCTTTCTTAATGTTTAGGGGGTCTGCTGTGCGCATAGTCGTCCTTGGTGTTTTACTCTGATAGTAGCTAATCGCTAACCAGATGCGCAGTCTACATTGTCTAGCGGGAAAGCGAAATCCCAAACCTAAGCCGTCCTGGCTAATTAAGCTTGCTGCGAGTATCGTTATTTGCAGGAAGAATATTCTGAAAGGTTCTTAGAGCTATACCGGCGGCGAAGGCATCTACTATTCCTCTACTAAGGATTATACGTTTCCATTTGTACACCTTTATTGCTATTTTTTGTTGTCAACTACTGAGTGGCAGACCGTCTCACAAGATCTTTGTATTTCTCCCGGCTGGCCAGCACCTGGTCTCGAATCTCTGAAACGTCGATTCTCATAGTGCCCTCTGGGGTGACGCGGAGGGTTTTGAGGGAGTTAATGGCTAAGATGAACTGCTGCTCCACTGGGTCAAGGTTCTCTTTTGAGTTGCTCAACAGTTTGTAAATGTCTCTCAGAGAAATCATTGCTGCTCCTTAGCAAAAGCTGCAATTATTCCAGAGCGATCTCTGAAAGCAGGCTCCCACAGTTGCTTTCTTTCATAGAACTCATCCCAAACTTCCTGCGTCACTTTCCTGACCGTCTTGAAGGTACGTGAGTTGTGGCTGTGCATCTGTATATTCACAATACTTCCGTTGCTCGTTGCTCGATACATGCCGTCGTAGTACCAGCAACGTGGCCTGTATATTTCTTGAAACCTTGCTCCGGTTGCATTGCTCATTTCATTCGCCCTTTATATGGTGTTGGCTGGATGGCCTGATAAAACAAGTATTGCAATGGAGCCAAGCGCTGTTCAACAAGTTTTTATCATTGATTTGTAATGCGTTTTCTGCTTTTCTCGAAAAGCGCTTCAAGGCGCCTGTATTTACAGATGCGTATCTTAATTGCATACCCATAAAATAATTTCACATTGCCCTTGCTGACAAACCTTGAGCTTTCAAATCGGCAGATAAATTGATAGCTTGGGACTAGACCTGCGAGGTGGTGCCATGCACAAGTCGGAATCGATCAGTGAGCGCAAAGCTCGTGATCAGCGCGAAAAGGCTGAAGCGCTAGAAAGCATGAACGCGGAAGAGATCCAGGCTGGCAATGAGATGCTCAAGCGGTTTGCAGCGAGCCCGGCTGGGAAGAGGCTCAAGCCGAGTGGTAGGCGCTCATACAACTACGACAAGAACAGCTTTGACTGAGCCTCACTGACAAGCCTGCCAGCTCTCAACGGCTCTGCTTAGCGCCTGGACATCCTGCAGCGCTCGGTGCCCACGGCGTATGGGAAGTCGCTTCAATATCTCTGACGCAGCTTCGCGACCGACAAGCGCTTCCAGTGGTTTGACTTCAAACGCCGCTTCGATGCCTGCCGCTTCGTACAGTACGTCGAGCCAGTAGCAATCGGCAGGGTTGTCTGAGCAGAGAGTTTTGCCGTCAAACAGTGCATTCATGGCCTGGGCGACTTCGAAGGGTGGTGTGCCTTCGAGGATGAGCTGTTCACGGGTGATTTGGTGCATGTCCTGGGCGTCGTAGCTCCAGTGTTCCCAATATCTTGCTGGCTGGATAAGGGCTTGATACTCACCGTCAGGGAAGACAACAGCTACTTCAATCGGGTAGCTGTCTGGCGCGATCCCTGAAGCCTCAAAGTCAACAAAATGGTTCGGAAGCTCGGTCATCATTGGCGGCGTGGCGTCACACGGGGATATTCTTCGCCAAGCTCTGCACTGATTTGGCCGTCCTCAGAATAAATGTGAATCAATGTCTGAATGAGCGGCTTGGCTAGCCCCATATCCTCGAAGTGTTCGATGAGCATCCAGGCCTCGACGGCAGTATTGTGCTCATCCATATCTGCGGTGATCTGGTTAGAAACTTCGACTAGGTCAAAATCCTTCAGGGCAACCATCGGTTTATTCCGCTCTTCACAAATTCCATGCATGAGCGTGAAGATCTCGTCTTTTTTGATCAGCATCTCATCCTCCCAGGGCAGCTCTAGCATCCAGCTTGTCCAGCGAGTGTACGAGATCTGTAGGTATGTCGTAAGCCGCATCGAGCGGCAGTTCATGCTTCGATACCAGCACCAGTGGTAGTGGCTCACCCCATGGCCTGGCCAGCGCAGTCTGCAGGTCTTTGTCGTCAAACCTCGTGATCCGGTTGCCGGCGAGCTGGTATGCGTTGTAGCCGTGGCTCATTGCGTATTCGAGATGGGTCTGGAACGAGAAGCGACCGCCCGTGGTTTCGTTGCCAGCGCTTAGAAGGATGGCTCGGTGTTGATGCAGGAGGTGATCGAGGAGTTGAAGCTTCAGGTCTGGGAGTGACTGGCGGTGCTTGGGTGCCATGGTCATCACGACGACCGGGTAGACCACCTCTGTGCCGCCCAAGTGGTGGATAGTGCAGTGGCAGACCAGCTCCTGGGTGTCAGTGGTTTTGACTGCGATGGCGGTAGTATCGTCGCCTGGTGTCGTCGTGACTTGGTATCCAATCATGCTGAGCTCCAGGATGGCCACTCAGGGCTGAGCGGCCAGTACAGATTACTTCAGCGGATCGGCAGTGGCACCCAGCGAAGATTGGTAGCAGCCGCAGCCGTACTCTTTCCAGTAGGCATCGTCGCTCAGGGAGGCAATGGTTGCCTGCTTCTGCTTGTAGTTCTCGATGCGGCTCAGGTTCTTGGAGGTAAACGGGTGATTTGCCGGATCGAACGAAGTGTCGCCGCTCTGGATTCGGAATTCGGTGAACTCCTGATTCTTTTGCGTCAGTTCATCGATATCGGCCTGAAGTGCGGCAGTTGCGCGCTCTTTCCCGCGCTGAATGAAGAACTTCTTGGTGTCAGCGACTTCAGCATTGAAGCCATCCATGTCCTTGCCGTTCAGGACTTTGGCGAACTCTTCACCAGCATAGCGAGAGTGAAGCATCTTAATGTTGCCAGCCATCTCAAGATATTCGTTATCTTTCGTGCCTTTCATCATCGCCTTGAGCGACTGATCAGCAGAGGCTGAGGTAGTGCCATCGATTTCGGTTACCTTGGATTCACCGCAAGCGGTCAGCATGACAACAGCGAGAGCGAGCGCAATCTTTTTCACGTACAGCATTCCTTTGTGTTTGTATCACGAATGTGACGAGAATTTTTTAACACAAAGGTGATGGCAATTCAATATCGCAGCTGTGCGCTAGTTAAGTTTTCTCGTAGTACGGAACTAATGTGTATTTCTGATGTCGCGGGCCCTTGCCCTCAAGAGGCTATGGTGTAACGCGAAAAATGGATTGTAACAGCGGCTGTGTTACATGACAAAATTTGCGTTACAAGTTTGTCTTAATGAGCGGTCAGTCAAAAGGTTGAAAATATATTTGATCCACCTAAAGCTCCGTGGATAAAATACAAATATTAGAAGAAGAGCTGAAACTCTCGGGTAAAACTATGCAGACAGTCACAATTCGAGCTTTGACTCCAGAAACTGAAGAAATTTGCGCTATCCGCTTGGTCGGCGGGTTCGATTCAGAGCGTAAACATTACCCTGCCTTGAATATTTTCCGCTTTGACAACAAACGGCACCTTGAACTGCTGGCTGATTATGCCGAGGCGGGTTGCCCGGAGAGCATAGATCTGATTGAGCGTCTGATCATTGGCGAGTTGATTCATGCTAAGGATCTCGTATTTGACGGCATCCGTTTTGTGTTTGATGTACAGAGTTTTACTGAGCCAAGGAGTTTGAGGTGGCTCGCATGGGAAGTATTGGCACAGATCATCGAAGAATAAAAAGGAAAAACGATGAGTAGGTTCGCTCAGCAACATAAAATCTATATCCAGGCTCAAGAGGCATTCCGGCTTGGGGATCATTCCACCGGGCTGAGAAACACCCTGTATCTCATGGCTAATTTCATAGTCGGCATGAAGGGTTACGACCTGTACAGGCTGTGGGAAGCATCAGTCATTGGAGGGAATCCATCGGAGGAAATCTTCGGTGCAATTGTTGATGGAGACATGGTTGTACCAGTTCTTCTAGATGCCAAAAATGGGAAGATTCAGATAATCCAGGACTTCTTAGACGCTGTGCAAAGAATCGAAATCAATGAGAGGGAGCGAATCTTGAAAGCTGTGGTGTAGTCAATAGTTGTTTTGCAAAAAATCCCCCATGCCATTTTTTATGATATTATGGCGTTACAACATAAAACAACAATAAAGAATCCTCGGGGGATTTGATCAATGTTGCAGCGTCATAATTCGCTTGTCGTTCTTCATGCTTACGGAGATGGCGAGGGCGAAAACGAGCCAGGGGCTCAACCTGAAGTAGACCTTTCCAACCCAGCTATCCAGGCACTTCTCCAAGCAGAGAGGGATCGCCATAATAAAGAAGTTCTCGGTCTAAAAAATAAAAACGATGAGCTTTTAGGTGAGATCAAAACCGATAAGGCCAAGCGCAAAGCTTTCGAGGCTCAGATTCAGGATCAAGAAGATCTGGAAGCTTACAAGGCCGGCAAGCTGGACATCACCGCGTTTTCGGACAAGCGAGTAAATGCTGCCGTCGAGTCCTACAAAGGAATCTTGAGCGAAAAAGATACCAGCATCCAGGAACTGGAGAAAAAACTCCAAGAATCGGATTTCCGCATTAAACGCATGCACGTTTCGCAGACTATCAATCAGCTAGTCTTGGCTAACGAATTTGTACACAAAGAGGCAGCTGAGGACATCGCTGAATTCGCACTGCGTGAGGGCGAAGTCGATGCTCAGGGCAATCTAGTGTTCCGTGACGAATACGGCAATGTAAGGCTTGGTCGTGACGGTAAGCCGCTACAAGGCAAAGAGTGGTTGGATGGCCTGATTGGTCGGAAGAAGTATCTAGCGAAAGACCTACCTGGCTCAGGTGGCAAGCAAGGTACTGGTGGGGCAGGCCGCACGATGAGTAAAGCCGAGTGGCAAAAGCAGTACATGAATGCTTCTGAGAAAGAAGCCAAAGAACTGCGAGCCAAGCGCGAAAAAGGCGAGATCGTCATCGTTTAACTAGCAGCACCCTGGAGCTCGCTCGGGCTCCAGTTCAGCTGGCAGGGCCGGCGACTGTTTGCTCAGCGGGCAACAGAAAATCAGAAATACCAAATAAAAATAATAATAAACAGGTATATCAAATGACCCAGAGTAATGCACTCGTCGTCATGCCAGCTTACGGCAACGACATTGAGGCGTATGTTAATGAAGTTGTACTTCCTGATGCAATGAAGCGTCTGCGAGCCCGCGTAGTTGCACGTAACGTGGTAACCGTGAACAACGAGGATGAGTCCAAGGAAGTCGGTGATACTGTACGAGTTCCGATGCCAGTGACCTTTGATGATGTCGATCAATTCGATGCGGTCAATGGCACCACGGCAACACCGATTGCAGTGAAAAAAGTGGATGTCAAAGTCGACAAGCACTTTTATAAGCAGGTTGAATTTAGCGACATGGAATTCACCGGGAGTATGTCGGGTTCGATTGAAAACGCCCTGGGCGGTATGATCGACGTGATTGGCCGTGGTGTAAACCGCTCAATCTCCAGCCTAGCTCTGGAAATCCCCGGCTTCTCGGGCAACCTTGTCTCGACAAACAAGCGTGACGGTTCCGACCTGATCAACCTGCAAGAGGCTATCGAGCAGGCCAACGTCTATGACAACCGCAAGCTCTACCTCACCAGCAGGTCGAATGCTGACTTGCTGAACGTGTACGCAAACTACAACTACAAAGACGCAGAAGCATCCGGTGTACTCGGCAACAAGTTCAACTTTGACATCATGAGCGACAACCAAGCCATTACGCACAAGGCAGGCTCTGCCTCTGCAAATGCTGGGTTGAAGCTGGCTGCTGAAGCTTCTGTCGGATCTTTGATGCTCAACATTTCTGCTGCTGTTGGCGACCGATTCGTCAAGGGCGACGTGATCGTTATCGCAGGCACTGAGCAGACGTTCGCTGTTGAGTCGACTGTCGTCGCGGTCGACGGCCCCAACCCAGTCGCAGTGACTACTCCTGTAGCTGAGACGATCCCTGCCAACGCTGCTGTTACCGTTCTGGGCGATCACCGTATTGACCTGGCCTGCACACCGACCTTCGCGATGATGGTCACCAGGAAGCTGGAAAGCCCCGCAGGTCAGCCAGGCGTCATCACCGGCTACATCTCCGACGATGTTTCCGGACTGACTCTGCAATCGATGATCTGGTACGACGCAGCTCGTCGTAAGCATCAGTTCCGCCTGGAAACGCTGTTCGGCCTGAAAGTCCTCGACCACTCTCGCGCACTGCGCATGGGTGGCCACTAAGAGCGTGGGCTAGGCATAGCCCCTTCTAATGACCTCCGTTCGCTTACCGGCAGCGGGGGTCATTTACTTTCAGGAGACGGAACATGAGTGAAGTAACAGCAACAAAAGATCGTACTGGAGAGGTGCTGCCCATCGTGCGGCCTGGTAAATCTCTAGGCAAGTCGAGCCTGAGCGGTACTCAGTCATTTACATCAGCGGCGCCGGATTGCGAAGCCATTTACATCTTCTGCACTTCGTTGATCCACCTGGCCGAGGGCTCCGCAGTCACAGAAGCAGACGCGCCTATCGATGCACGTGGTGGCGTCTATTTGAATGCAAACCGGGGGCGTCCGGTGAGCGTGCGGCTGCTCGACGGTGAAGATGCGGCGACCGTCTGGGTACACGAGGTTCGCTGATGAATATACCCGGTCGGAATCTTCTTTCGCTCACCGTTTACCACCTGCGCCGCGTCGTTCATCTGGTGATTGGGTCGCCTGTGATTGATGGAGTCTCGGTGAATCCTGATGGCACCGTTGTTGTTGGTGGTAGCGGTGGCACGCCGGGGCAGACCATCGTCATTACGTTCCCGGATGGGTCGGTGGGCACTGGCGTTGTTGGTAATGGCGGCGGTTGGACTGTGACGTCGCCGGGTGCTGTGACTCCCGTGCCGAGTGCGCCGGATCTGATCGTTGACCAAGTGCCTACACCTGAGACGCCTGTTACTCCAGAGCCAGGAGAAGTAAAGCCGGGCGAAGGTGGTGGGACTGTTGTCGGAGGTGGCGGAGCTAACCCAGGTGATGATGTCGAAGTGACTTTGCCAGGAGGAGAAACCGGATCTGGCGAAGCTGGAGAGGACGGCGACTGGGAAGTTGAGTTTCCGGATGTGCCTTACGATCCCGATCTAGATGCAGGCGAGATTGGTGTCGGCACGACTCCGAAGCCTGGGGAGCCGGTTGTGGATGATGTCACCACGAATCCTGACGGGTCTGTAACCGTTGGCGGCAGCGGCGCGAATCCTGGCGACCAGATCACGGTGACTTTCCCTGACGGTACAACAGGCACAGGAACTGCAGACGACAACGGAGACTGGAGTGTTGTATCACCTAGTGAGCAAGACCCTGAGCTCACTCCTGGCGACGTGACTGTCGATGCCAAGCCTGATCCGATGGCGGGCTCCGTCTCTGCTCCTGATGCGATTTACGCTGATATCGCTGGCCTTGATTTCGTCGAGGTGGATGACGGCGGCAACTACATCGCTTGGGAGCAGTTCGTTGAGCAGCTCAAGAAGATTACCGGGATCAACACGACAGCTTCTAGGTCGATCACCTTTGGTGGTGTTTACGGGCTGCCAAAGCGGGTCTTGAAATCCGGCAACACGTTCATCGCTGCATTCGATACGAAGTACGTGATCTTTGATAGCGAGAATGAGCTGACCCATGGCACTGCCAGGATTGTAGAGAAGAACTACATCTCCGACCGCGCCTGCGATGTGTTCAAAGCCGAGCTGGGCACGTACTACCTGAGGGGTGACAACAGTGCTGATCGACTCACGGGCATCGATGGCACGGACACCAGTCTGACCTTGGACATTGCTGGCAATTACGGGGACACCAAGCTCCCGGCGATGGCCACCCTAGGTGACAAAGATTGGCTAGTAAACACAGACTTCAGCATCTCGTACCTCATCGATCCGGACAGCCTCCAGGTCGCACCAGGCCCGATGCTCGACGATGTGACACTGCTGATCGACGGCACTGGCAATGAAGTCGTCTCTTCAAGTGGCCGAGTCTTCGCGAGCATCAAGCGCCCGGACGCAACTACAGCGGTAGTAGAGCTCACCGCTGGTGGATACACACTGATCAGCGAAGGGGGCGGAAAACTCGTGGCTGGCGATGACTACCTGTACATCCTCTCTGGGCAGGACGTGCGCAGGTTTGACTACAGCGATGGCTCAGAAAAACTAATCACTCTGGACAGCGCAGTAACGAATGGCTACGCAAGAGGCAACTTCGCCGTCTTCCTCAACGGCGATGTTTCACTGACAGTCACATATGATGCAGGTGCTAACTTCGAGAAGCTATTCCCGGTCGAGGGCGATTCGAGTTTGAAGTGGATCGATATCGAGGACGATATCTTGGTGCTCACTCGTAACTACAGAGACTTTGACTTGCTCGAATATAAGCTTGTAGAAGAGTGATACAATATCAACACAATAAGATTTGCATTCAAAGCAAACGGATTCTGAAATGACTACTAATAAGAAGAGGCCCAGCGATCTCGATACTGCTTGGGACGGAAATCAAAATGCTGTAATTCATGTGCATCGGCCTGGTAACTCTCAAAGAGCTAGTATTAAGCAAATTGTGGATGCTGCGGTGGCTTCTATCTCGGTTCCTGAGCCGTCAGAGCCTATATCCGGTAATGGGCTTGAGACAGGAACGATAGTGATGCTCCCGGAAAGCACATATGAAGACTACTTCGAGTGTGATGGAAGCATTAAGGAAAGCTCCTTGGCTTCCGAGCTGGCTGGGCTTATCAATGGCGGTTCTCCGAAGTATCAAAGTGTCCTAACCAGCAGCGTTGCACGGCTTTCTGCTACTGCAGGTGAGGTTCTAGACGCCGTTTACTTTAAGGGGCTTCTTTTCACTCTGAATTCTGTGACGCCATTCATTACTGCATACGACAGCTCGTTCAATCTGGTCTTTTCGAACGCATCTGCCCTTGGCCACAAGCGGTTTGTTGTTACTGATAATGCACTGTATTTTTTGAATAGCGCTTACAACATCTATTGCATTCAGGTCAACGGCTCTGTAGTCACAGCAACTTACGCTGGTGAATCATCGCAGTCGACTGGTGGCGGATTCAGTGCGGTTAGTGTTTCTGCTGACGAAGATCTGTTCTGCTGGAAGTCGTTACGTAGACTCTATACTCCGGCTGCTAACACAAAAAGAAACTTCGCAGGGAGCTTTACTATAGGAGGGCTCGACCAAGGATCAACGATTGTAAGAACTGATTCGAGCCGTGTCTTCTTTGTTGGAACTGTTGGTGGCAGTTCACCTGGCCTTTATGAAATGCTAATAGATCTAGCTACTCCGGGTGTTGCTTCGACTAGGCAAGTTGCGTCGTTGTATCCGGAACCAGATACGATCCGCTGTGCAGGAAGTCTGATCTATTTCGGCGTAGCTGGCATCCAATATAAATATAATTCCGATACTGATAGGGTTTCGTCGGTTACGACTCCGTACTTTGTAAATTCTACAGCTGTCACCCACAGCATTGCCTGTCACAACAACTTGCTTTTCGTGAACGGATTGAAGGCTACGGCCAACAATTTCGGATGGGTATCCTTCGATAGTGGAACAACATTTTCTAAACTGCCTGCGTTTAACACAAAGCTTGCAGGAATGGTGATTGATACTGCGGCCCACAAGGTTATCTATTATGGAGACAGCGGGAGCGTTGGATCGGCTGATGGTAGCTCCGGAAATATCGAAGTTCACCAGCTTACTTTGCTAGACAAAAGCTATTTCAAACTGCCGTTAGTGGCCGGTGCTTGCGAGGGGTACAGATACTATGTCAAAAAATAAGCTGCATTACGACAGCGCTGGATATGTGTATGGGTATGGTGATCTTCCTGGAGATCAATACCTTGAGGTCGATAACTTTGAACAAGCCCTCCAGGCATTTGCCACGAAAAAATCTCTTCGGATCATTGATGGCGAGTTAGTCATTGAAGTGTCCAGGGATGAGAAGACGCAAGAAGTCCTCAAGGCCCGAGATGAGCTTTTAGCTGAATCCGATAAGCTTAGAGTGCAATTGCTTGATCAAGAGGACATCAGCGGTGTGGTTGACACAGCAGCGCGGCAGAGGCTAGCGGTTTACAGACAAGCACTGAGAGATGTAACGCTACAAGACCCATTTAACGTCGATTGGCCAACTTTGGAGACAAACAATGAGTAAAAATGCAGTTTGGTTGGAGATGGCCGGTGATCGAGTGCTTGTCGATGTGGGGAGTGCTGCAGAAGGGCATTGGCGAAGTCTGGGGTATGGAGAGCCTGGGGCTTCGCTCCCTGAGGAACCTGTAGTTGCGGACAAGCATGCTCGTAAGGCGCGTGTCAAAAAGGCAACTGAGGTGTCAGAGGCCTAACTCGTCTTCCAACTTCATGCCTCGCATTCTGCGCTCGTCCGCAAAGATTTCCAGGGCTTTAGATCGCACGGCCTCCGCTATTTCGACAATCGGGTGGCCCTCCGCAATCGCAAAGCGCTGCGACTCTGTTGCCATTTCGATTACCCGGTTATAGGTGTGCTCGCCATACTTTTGTAAAGCGATGTGGAATGGATTGCTTGGGTTGAAGTTTTCCAGGGCTTTTTTTACTGCCGATTCCATGGTCATAAACACACCCGCCATTAAAGTGTTACAATAAATAATAGACTCACATAATAATAAGAAGAAAGTCTAATGTCAATTACACAGTACGTAACCGTGGAGGCTACAAAGCTGTCACCACCGGTCGCGGTAATAACTGCATCGATTAGTGGCATGTCGGTCGATGACTGGATTAAAGCTCTCACCGTGTTTTACCTAATCTGCCAAATTACATTCTCAGTCCTAAAAAATAAGCGCGAAGCAAAGGAAAGTGAGGCAAAGCAAAAGGTAGCCGATGATGCTGAGTAAACGCATTGCTGGCTATAGCCTGGCTGCGACTATTAGTATTGCGACTGCCGTAGTGGCCAGCTTCGAGGGACTTCGCACCGAGGCGTACCTCGACCCTATTGGCATTCCAACAATTTGCTATGGGCATACTGCTACGGCAAAGATTGGCCAGAGCCGCACACCAGAGCAGTGCAAAGAGCAACTCAGCAAAGACCTCTTAATTGCAATTGAGGATGTTGAGAGCCGGGTCAAGGTGGCAATGACGGTGGAGCGCAGGGCTGCCCTTGTCTCCTTTGTTTACAACGTGGGCGGTGCAAAGTTTGGCAGCTCTACTCTGCTCAAAAAACTCAATTCTGGTGATACATCTGGAGCATGCGCTGAGCTCTCTAAATGGGTGTATGCCGGGGGAGTGAAGCTTAATGGCCTGGTTAGTCGACGCGCTGAGGAAAGAGCCCTGTGCGAGGTTGGCTTATGACCAAGTACCTGATTATCGCCATTTTCGCCTTGGCGGCTGTCCTGGCTGGCCTGTACCTGAAGCACGACCGCGACATGCTGACTGGTGAGCTAGCTGCCTCAACTGCAGAGATCTCTAGGCTAAAAGCCGAAGCTGAGTCGTCACGCTTGGCACTGATCGCAAGAGATGCTTTGGATAAAAAGAATTTTGAAGAGATGACTAATGCGAAAAATGAAATCAGTGCTCTGCGCGATCAGCTTTCCGCTGGCACTAAGCGCGTGCTCGTCCGTGCCACCTGCCCAGCAGTGCCAGCCGCTGCCAGCTCCTCCGGCGTGGATGATGCAGGAAACCCAGAGCTTACAGCCGATGCTCGACAGGATTATTTACGTATCAGGGAGCAAATAGTCACCACGGAGGCGCAACTCCAGGGGCTCAAAGACTATATCCGCCGGGTCGTCCAGGGGGATAGGTAATGGCCAGCCTTGCGGACAAGACGATAAAGCACCAGATCGCCATGCGTGGCCAGTTTACCCGTATAGCAAAGCAAGCGGCCCTCCACCTACAGGCGCTTAAAGTGTCGGTAAAGGCTGAGCTAGACGAAGCAATGACGGCCCGCAATTGGAGTGCTGTAGCGCGCCTTCGCAGGACGTTTGTGGCAATCGACAAGCTCATTGCCGATGAGTACGAGCTGATGTCAGAAACGCTCAAACGCGAGATGGGCGACTTGTTCGTCTACGAGTCGGAGTTCACGAGCAAGCTCCTTGGGTTCGACTTCACGAGCTCGATGATCACCGAGAAGCTTGTTGACTCGATTGTGAGCAATGATCCGTTTGACGGCAAAATCCTTGGTGAGTGGCTGGACGAGCAGAAGCTTGCGACACAGATCAAAGTGAAGCAGACGATCCGCCTAGGCGTCCTGAACGGACTGAGCACTTTGAAGATCGTGGATGCTCTGTATGCCGAGCCTGGCAATCCGTTCCTGGGTGCGAAGCGAAACGCCGAGATCATGGTCAGGACTGCATCTGCACATGTGACGTCGCAAGCTTCGCTGAAGACATTTGAGCGTGTCGGTTTTGGTCAGTACCAGCTGAGTGCTGTGCTCGACTCCAGGACGACTCCGGTGTGCCGGGCACTCGACGGGAAGATCTACAACGTGTCGGACAAAGGCCGAAAGGTGCCGCCATTCCATCCGGGCTGCAGGACAGTGATGATCGCGGTGACCGAAGACGATCCGGCGTTCACAGATGGATATGAAGATTGGCTAAGCAAGCAGAGCGCCGCTGAGCAGGAGGCAATCCTTGGGCCTGCCCGGTACAGGCTGTGGAAGTCAGGACAGGCCTTGGAGAGCTTCGTTGATCTCGATACACATCACGTCATTCCTCTCGATCAGTTGAAGCTCAAAGAAAGTTTTTCTTAACCAACTGGTTTACGGCCACGTGACCCACGGCTACCCCCACTACCCATTCTCTCCTTTATATAAAAAGAAACAGGTAGTGGGGGCGACCCCAGCAACCACCTAAAATATTTGGCTAAGAGAAACTGCTCCATGACCTATGCAAGCTATGAAGATTACAGAAGTGAATTCGGAGATGACGATTTGCCGATTGACGCGGAGGTCAGGGTCTGCCGAGCAATCGAGCGAGCGTCAAGAATGGCCGACAACTACATTAGGTCGCACGGTATCAGCGTACCACTGACAGACCCTGCAGCGATTCTTGATGTGCGCGGATCGGTACTCGACATCGCCCGATACAACGCGTGGCCGGACACCGACAGTGAGAACTTGCGCAAGCGCTACGAAGACGCTTTAGCGTTCCTTGATGGTATCGCCACAGGCAAAATTCATCTCCTTTCCGAGGGACAGACGACCACTGGATCGAAGCTAACCAACATACGCCTGTTCAGGGCCTAAGCCATGATCCCCGTTATTGCCAGGGCTATCGCCGCCTCACCAGATACTAACCGATCCGTGGAGCTGGTAGCTGACACCAAGCAGCTCCAGGCCCTAGCCGCGAAGGTCAAAAAGCTCGGCCCCGGCAACCCTCACATCCGCGCAGGCCTTCAAGAAGTCGCAGCCCTTTGGGAAAACCGGATCAAAGCCAACTTCCGCCGCTCCATCAACCCTTACGGTGAAAAGTGGCCAGACATCACGCATCGCAAAGGCCAACCGCTCCTCGACACTGGCATGCTCCGCAACAGCATCTCCGGTGAAGTTCGAGGGTTGAGCATCGTCTTGGGATCACCCCTTGAATACGCAGACACTCATCAAAACGGGATCAAAGTTAAACAACGCATGTTCCTGCCGAGTAAAGAGCGCGGCCTCCCGGATAAGTGGAAGAATGAATATGTTAGAATACTAATAAAGAACGTCGAGAAGGCGCTGGCATGAATATCTCTGATCACCTAGAACTAATCAAAGCTCAAATAGAAGCTTTGCCGTCAAACCCCATAATAAAATTCTTCTCAGGTGAACTCGAAGTAGACGACCTCAAGAACCTGAAACTTGATGGCAAACGACCGTATATCCTGTTGTCATGTGGCGGCGGCAACGTCCCGGACAGAAACACCAGGGTAAAACTAGAATTAGACGCAATGTTCGGGGCATGGGTCATCGGCAAGATTGATCCTGCCACTCACGGAATGTCATCTATAGCTGCTGACACCGCTGTTGAAATTGCCAAGATGATCGAAAACTTCCGAGGCGACCCTAAAACAAATACAAAGATGCCCGTGCTACAATTGGTAAAAGAAGCATTTAACGGCGTCACTGACGGCAAGTCAGACTTTAGCGCATGGTCAGTAATCTGGTCGCAACGAATAGTGCTTGTTTGAGCTCAACACACACCCATAATAATAAGAATAGGTAAGTATATGTCTCTCGGATTTAATGCGGAAGATACCACAAAAGGCTACATCGGCAATGGCGGTATCTTGATGTCAGTGCTTGATGCTAATGACAGACCAACCAATGGTTTTTTCAACGTCGGTCAGCTTTCGTCTGTGTCCCTGGCCCTGTCGTCGGACAAAGTGGAAATGCAGGATATGGTCTATGGAACTCTTGGTGTCGCCAAGTCAAAGACCATCAAGAACAACGGTGAAGTCACTTTCAATATGAAGTCACTTGCTCCGCAGATCGCAGCCCTGGCGCTCAATGGTGCGGTGATCGATGACGTTGCCGAGTCCGGGGCTACTGCGACTGTGAGTGCCTTCAGGGGGCGCAGCATCAACGTAGACGGAGTGATCTCTAAGGTCGTTAGCGTCAAAGTTACTGATGAAGAAAACCTGTTGGTTCCAGGTGTGGATTACGTAGCCTCAAATGGATCGATTTTCTTCTTCGAAACAGCCAATATTACGGACGGCGACACTGTAGATGTGGTCTACGATAAGGCTGCAGTTAAGCGCATTGAGGGTATGACTAACTCTGGCGTAAACGTGATGGTCATATTTGATGGGATCAACCTTGCTGAAAATGATAGCCCTGTCAAAGTCACTTACTACAAGGTAGCTCTTTCACCGGCTGCACAAAGGCAATTGCTTTCCAGTGATTATGCCGACCTTGAAATTAAGGGTACTCTGCAGGTTTCCAAGTTTATCTCCGGAGCTGGTATATCGAAGATGTTCAAAGAAGAGCACGTCGTGGCAGTTTGAGGGTGAAAAATAGGGGCCAGGGTGGCCCCTTTTTAGTTGGCAAACTGAGAGTCTTTTTCCCGCTGCTCCCGGAATTCCCTAATTAACTCATTGAGGTTTGGGAAGGTGAACCGAGGAGGCCTATTTTTGAAGCTCGCAATAATTCTGAGGTGGAAGCGACGTGCTGTTTCTTTGTCTTCAATTTCAATTGAAAACTCGACTGAAGCTTCAGCGTCGTTGTGCTTGAAAGCGCTTTTCGAAATATAAGAACATTCAAGTAGTCCAATAAATTCTTGAGCTCCAAAGTAGTCGTCGAATTTTATGTCGCAGTCGTTATACTCCGGATCTACCGCATAGATTGGCTCATTGGGCAGGTGAATAGACATGTCTGATATTTTTCGCGTGACTACAAACTCCTTTATCATAGGGATATAAGAGTCTACGACAGGCTTAATCAAGAGTTCATGGCAGTTTTCGTGGTTCATGTGCTCCATTAATGCAAACATACAGCAATTGTTTGGGATGCACAGATAGTCCGAGAACATCTGAAGATCAAGTGCAATGCTGTTTGCAATGTCCCTGCCTAGTTCCTCAATTTTGATGATTTTCATGAGGTCTTCTAGGTTTTGATTTGAGAAGGCATGAATTAGACGAAACATCGTCAACTCCCTATGCAGTCTCAAACTCTTCATCATTTTTTCGCGCTGTAGTTCAGCGAGGAACAACCTGACTTTTTTCTGGTCTTCAAGGACGCTGGGTGGTAGCTCAATTGTTGCTGTCTTGATGCCGGTAATAGCTTGAATTTTTTTAATCGACCAGCCTATAGTTTTAGCTACTACCATTAAGGCGTTGAGCGCAATGTTACTAAAGACGATGACTCTTTTAGCCCATACCTCAGAGGTATAGGTTCGCATGGTGATTGCAAGTTCCACAGCTTTCCGAGTTTCTTCCGCTTGAGCAGGAGTGTACTTGTTATCGAGCTCTAGGACGTCTTCGTAATAGAGTTCACTCTGCCCATTTTTAGAGAGTGGAAGGTCAGCATAGGCGCTATATTTGTGAAAAGCGGCTTTTTCGGCGAAGTAGGAATGCAAGCTTTGTTCTAGGCTTAGCGCGCCTAGCCTGAAATTGAAGTATAGAACTTCATCAATGTATTTTTCGTCGCCTGTACCTTGAAATGCGAGGCGATCATTAACAGACTTCATGGTTGTGAAGCCTATCTTGTAAAACTTACCTAGTGGCGTATTTAATCTAACGTAGTATAGGTGCCCGATGTTCCCTGAAGCTCCTGGCACGCCTCTAATATCTGACATCTCAAACTTCCATGATTTCTATTAAATTTCCCAGCGTTGTCCATCATGACCGATGGTGATCATCTGGCAATTAGAGATGGGATGTTCCAGGTCAAAAGCGCGGAAATCTCGCATAGCTGCCGAGTCAATCCGCACAGGGGACTCTACGATCAGCCAGCGCACCGCTTGAATGAATTGACCGTGGCCAAAGACAGCAACAGTGCCAGGCATTCCATGCAGCCGGCGCAGCGATTCCCTGGCACGCTGGATTAGGCTCGCGAAAGACTCAGTACCAGGCCCGTCGACAAACTCAGGATCTGCTGACCTCCAGTAGCCCTCGACCCAGGGCCTACGGTCAGCAGGAGTGGTGTTCGCGCAACGTGTCAGCGACAAATAGGTGAATTCTTCCACCGGCCAAATCTCAACCGGCACCCCTGGGAAGCGAACAATTGTGGGCTTCGCGGTATCAGCGGCGCGCTCGTAAGGAGAAGTGACGATCAAGGTCGGCGCCTGCAAGAACCTCTCAGCGACAGCTCTTGCTTGCTCCCAGCCCATGTCGGTCAGTGGGATAAGCGCAGGGTCGGATGTCGCTGTGCCGGCGTTAGCAGCGCTCTCGCCGTGACGGACAAAATGGACGGTCAGCATACGATTGGCTCCAGCTCGTCTTTGGCCGCAGCCTCGGTGATCCTGAACAACTGGTCGGTCAGCCGGTGTACATGTTCAGCACCTGCCTCCTGAAGCAAGTTTTCCATGGCTTCCTTGGCTTCTGCATCATCACGCTTGTGCTGCAAAGTGAATGCGATGCAGTTGAAAACGCAGTCTAGAACGTCAAAGCGATAACCAGGCGCTTCCTCAGACTCCAGCAAGTAGTCGAACGCCACTTCTTCGGGCATGTCGTACCCACTGACCCGCAATAAAGCTGCACTTTGACGACAAACGTAATCATCACGGTCTGCTGGCGTCAGTTCAGAAATCTTCTTCATCATGGCCTCATGCCACCTTTGAGCTCAACGCATTCTTGACTGCCGTCACATTTATGTCAATCGAAATGATATTATGACTATATAAGAATAATAATAAGAAAGGCCACTTCAATGTCTCTGCTCGACCTCGTTGTACCCTGCAAAAAAGTTACCGTTACACAAGCAATTGAAAATGAACCAGCAAAGGTTCTTGATGTATACGGATTAACTACAGAAGACTTTATTCGTCTCGCTGATGAGCACGCAAAAATCCTCGCGGCAATCTTCTTTCATGACGCCAAGGAAGATAAGAAGGCCAGTGACAACTCAAAGGTCATCATGCTTCAGTTCCCTGCCTTTGGGGCTTCTTGCATTGCTCTTGGCTGCAAACAACCAGAAGCTGCTGAGCATATTCGAAACTTTCCGCTAATGACTCAGGTGGAGCTGCTCTCTACTGTTCTGTCACTTACTTTTCCTGAGGGTCTAAAAAAAAGTCTGGAGAAGCTCGCTCCGACCATCGCACTGCTGCTCAAAAAGTAGCGGACTACGAGCGCGAGAGAAAGAGGCAGGAAGAGCGGGGAGAGACAGACCAGGTATCGGATTACCTGGATGTCTTGATTTCAAGTTGTGAGTTCCTTGTGGGTTGCGGCCACAGTTCTGCTGATTTCAACCCCTACAAATATTCAATCAAGAAGTTATTTCGACTCGTTGAAGTCCAGCGTGACCTGCGCCGATCAGAACTTGCCGGAGAGCTTTACGCCCAGCATTTGAGCCGTATTGCTTGCGTGTCAGGAGATGCCAAGCCTTTTAATGAGCTCATGCAAAAGATAGCCGGAGAATAAAAATAAAATGGCTAGCAGTGCAGTAATTAATTTAATCCTAAAGGCTAAAGATGAAGCTTCTGGGATACTCAGTAGCTCATTCACAAAAATCACAACTTTAGCGACAGCCGTTACTGGAGCCTTAAAGTTCCATGGTGCTATTGAGCAGTTGACAAAGCTGGATCTTGCAGCCAATCGACTCGGCGTGTCCATGGAGGACTTAACCGCTGCGCAATACGCTGCTTTCAATGGCGCGAGTGTGGAGCCAGATCAGCTGCTAGATGCGTTAGATGAAGTTCGAATCAAGGTAAACGAATTCAGCTCTATCGGATCTGGAGGAATGACAGACTTCTTCGAGGTTATGAATATTTCTGCGGAAAAATTCATGAAGCTTAATCCCTTGGAGCAGTTAGATAAGATATCGGAAACGATGAAGGGCCTTTCCGATAATAGTGCCTTTACCTTTCTGGATCAGATTGGTAGTGACTCTTTGCGTAATCTACTTCCGATCATTAGGAATGGAGGTGCTGAATATAAGCGTCTTGTTGCGGAGGCCAAGAATCTCAAGATTACGCTTTCTGAAACTGATGCGATAGTTGCGAAGGATTTAGGAAAGTCTTTTTCGCAGCTTGGGAATGTTGGCAGTACCGCTTTCAATAAAATGGTGGCAAGCGTAGCTCCTGAACTATCGGCTATAACTCAGCTTGTAACAGAGTCAATCGTTGGGATCTCTAAGGATACGGAAGCCCCAATTAAAGATATTGGTCAGAGCTTTTTAGATGTCTTCTCAGGGATTGTGGCTGGTCTCAATTTTACCGTCCAAGTAAAAAATGCGTTTGTGGTTGCGTTCAGCGCAATGAAAGAGGTCGTACTTTCATTTGTTGAATTCAATATGAGGCAGTTTCAGTTTTTGGATTCTATCTACACTAAAAGCGCCAATGGCCTAGTAAATATATTTAGGGCTGCTTTTGCAAAAAATTTAGAATTTCTGAATTCGACATTTATTGATCCTATGAAGCAATTTGCTTCCTCGTTCAATCTAGATGCGGCTGCCAATCAGATCTCAAAGTTTCAAGGCGTCTTAGCTAGCCTTCAGGAATCAGCAAGCAAGCCAGTCCAAGTGGCTACTGAAAATACAAGTATTGGCGAATCGATTAAACAGCTTCAGGAGCTGAGGAAGCAAGCTCACGAAACCGGCCTTGAGAGCTTCCAAGTTTGGAACGATGGAGACTACGAAAAGCAAACTGAAGAGACTATGGCGCGAATCAAGGCCAAGGTTCTGGAGAATGAGGACAAAACGAATGCTGAGCTGGCCCGACGTAAGAGCAAAGCCAATCAAGACAACGTAGTCCAACTCCAAACGAAAAATGCTGCTGCGTCAGCTCAGATTGCTGCAACCCAAGCTCAACTCCAGGCCGACCTGGCGAAGAAAGAAATTGATATCACGATCTCGAAGATCGACACGAAAAAGCAGATCGAACTCTCTGGCTTGCAGGAACGTGTTCGCCTTGAAAATCTGTCAGCCGCCCAGGTCGCTGAAGAGAAATTCCGCATCGAGACGGAAGCAGCGAAGAAGCTCAGCGAGCAAAAAAAGCGCTCCTTGGATCTCGACATAAAAGCTCTCCAAGGCAGTCTGGCCGGCCAGCAAAAGCTCCTAGCCGTCACCCAAAACTTAAACGACCGCCCCGGCATTCTGGCGACCATTTCACAGCTCGAAGCCGACATCACAAGCAAGCGTGCTGACCAGGCAACAATCGGCGCAGAGCTCATCAACCAAGAAGCCCTGCTCAAGGCCGAGCGAGCCGCTCAGCTTGGCTTAATCAAGCAGCAACTGCAGCAAATTAAGAACGATGCGCAGATCGAGCTGCTAGCAATCGGCGGCGATCAGTTCAGCGCTGACATTAAGAAGATCGAGTCAGATTTCAAAGATACGATCAAAAACCTGGAAAGCCTTGGGGAAGACTCGACTGCAATTCAAAAGCTCATCTCGGCAAAGAAAGCTCAAGCCGAAATGGCGGAGATTGAGCGCCAGTATGCGGCTTTGAAGTCAAAGCTCGAAAAGCACCAGATCTCCCCGATGGATTACCTCGACCAGGCTAATAGGCTGGAAGAGCGTGGCACCAAGGCTGCAGAGGTCACTGGCAATCCGGCAGATTTGGAGAAAGTGCAGGCTGCTGCAAAGGCTGCGCGGGCTGAGGTGTTTGACCTCGCAACGCTGACTGACACCGTGTCGGATAGCCTCCAAGGCGGCCTGGAAGGTCTGTTCACTGACTTTATCTCTGGTACGAAATCAGCGAAAGAAGCGTTCTCGGACTTCGCTCAAGGCGTGTTGACTGAGGTGTCGAAGATCATCGCGAAGCTCCTCATCCAGCTAGCGATCCAGTCGATGCTGTCAGCGTATACAGGTGGTGCGGGTGCCGGTGCGGGGAGCCTGTTGAGTATGGTTGGTGCAGGGGTTAAGCATAGCGGCGGCGGCATTGGGGATGCTGGTCGTTCGAGGAATGTTCCATGGAGCTTCTTCCAAAATGCGCCCAGGTATCACACAGGTGGGATTATGGGGCTGAAGCCTAACGAAGTTCCTATCATTGCCGAGAAAGGTGAGGAAATGCTTACGGCAAGTGATCCGCGTCATCGCAATAATCTCGGAAAAGGTAGTAAGGGTCAGGCTGATCAAGCACCACGCGTTACTGTTAATAACATGATTGATTCAATGTCGATTGCTAATGTGATGGAAGGCACTCATGGCGAAGCGGCAATTATGAACGTAATCCGCGCAAACAGAAATGAGATCAAGAACATGTGATAATATATAGCTACTGACTAATAAGAATAAAAACAATGACAGTAGCTATATCCAACTATGCCAGTGGCGCAGACTGGCTCACATCTCTTTGTACTGATCTTTTGCCGTCAAACGGGTGGTCGGTAGTCCGTGACACTTCTTCGGAAAAGGTGTTCGGGCTTCCGGGCAGTGCTGGCTTTGTTGCATTTGTGGTTGGGGATGGAGTGATTGAGGTTCAGGCCTTCCGGGATTTCGATCCTGATCAACCTGTGGCCCTGCAGGCGGGTGGATTTAGCTATGCGTATTCGCCTTTCTTGCCTCGCTTTGTCCTGCCTGCCGGCGAAGTGAAGGTGTGGACGTTGGTGAATTCTCGGCGGCTGTGTGGAGTCATCAAGTCGGGGACTTCGTACTATTCGTACTATGCAGGGTTGATCCTGCCTTTCGGGTCGAATCACGCTTACCCGTTCCCTTGCTTCATTGGGGGATCGGGTGAGTTGGGCGGGTCGAAGGAATCTGCTTATCCTTTCATGAGTGGTGGAAATCAGTTCTCGCCGAAGGTCTGTCTGCCGACCGGAGCATGGCAGATTGTGGGTGGGAATTCTGGTGGAAGCAGCTCGTTCACGACTGAGTTTCCGTACTCCTACTCATACGGCTTTACCCATCCGTTTGACGGAAAGTTTCACCGACTGCGATCCAAGATCGACGGCGGCGCAGTGGTGTATCCATGCCTAGTTGTCAGCTCCGGTCGGATGTCGGATGCGGATGGGCTGAATTCTGATGATGGGCAATGGCTGGGCTACCTGGATGGGGTATATGCAATCCCCCAAGGGCGTGTTGCTGAGTCTCTGATCGAGATCGATGGCATGGATTACTTGGTGGTGCCGAACGTGTCTAAGGCTTCAGAGACGTATGGGCTGAGGTTGGCATGAAGCACTACTCATCTCGTTACACGTCCGCCGATGACTTAGTCGCAGTGATCAAACAGCGCCTTGAATTGGAAGGCTGGACTGTGAACCGTTATGGCGGATTCAGTGACCCTCGGATTGGCATTCAGTTAATGATCTCACGAGGAGAGGCGTTCTTCTGCTTGCGTAGCTTCGGGGAGTCGAGCCCATACGTCGATTACTATGCAGCAAGCAGCATTGGCCAGCACGGTGTGATCGTTTCTGCTGCTAGTGGGTACAGCGACAGTGCGGGGTTCGTGAATCAGCCCGGCTTTCAGTCATCGCCGAAGTGCTATGTCGAGTCAGGGGACGGTGCTGGCACTTGTCATTTCTTCGTTGTCGAAGATCTAGTGATGGTCGTGGCTGAGCGTGCCGGTGGTTTTTACTCATGCCTATCTTTCGGCGTACTGCCAGTGCTTTCGGCAGGAACGGGTGGGCAGTTCGTGACATCTACTGAGAGCTACCTGAGTACGCAGAAGCAGCCGTTATTCTCGAATGCCTACGCGACCTTCGGTGTTCGTCTCGCTCACGCAGAGTGGTCGGGTTGGGACGTGGGGGGCCGCACTTGGGGGCCACTCAGGCCGACTGGCCAAGGGACTTTGATCGGCGTGCCTCATTTTCACCAAAATGGGACGAGCTATGGGAATGTCGGTGCAGTCTCACGAGCTAAGGGGCTGGTGGGTGGCATGGATGGGCTGATCCCTATCACCCTTTTTACTGAGTTCGGTGGCGGGTTTTCTCCTTATGCTGAACTGCCAGAGGTGTTCTTCGTGCCGATGGATGCCTTCGAGCCTGGGGCTACTTACGAGCTGGGAGCTCATCAGTTCCTGGTGTTTCCGCAGTACGCCAAGTCTTTCCCTGCTGATCGGGATTATCCCCATTTCAACCTAGGCATTGCTGTATTGCTGGAGCCAGCCGTATGAACCAGGTTGCTACAAGCTTCGGCTCGTTCTTTTTCGATAACGTCTTCCTGACCCCGGCTGAGATTGATGCGGGTGTCGTTGTGCCGGGGGCAGAATTCGGTTTCGAGCTGTGGCACTCATTCACTGACAACAAGGCTCTCACGGGCGTAACTGAGTCGGGGGCTTTCGGTGTCGCACTGTCTGGCATCACGTCCGGAAACTTGCACTCATTCACGTCGATTCCTTACGCCGTTTCTCTTAGCCAAACTACGGGTGTGATCGACTATAGGGCCAGCTTCGACTTCGGCACTGGATCAGCGTACAGCTTCAGCCTGACCGCATCGATGGCCCTGGTAATGCCGGAGCACATCGACTGGTCAACTCAGCCTGAGATGAGAGTCCAGTACCTCACGGAGGTTATCGAATCTTTCGACGGTACTGAACAACGCATTGCCCTACGTGACACGCCACGAGTCGCCCTGAGCTACATGTACAGCATGACTGACGAGCAGCAGTACCTGTTTGATAACAAGATAGCTACATCGACCGGCAGCATGATTGTCCCGTTGTGGCCGCTGCAGTGTCAGCTGTCACGATCAGTCTTGGCGGGAGATGCATCTGTTGCTCTGGAGACGATCAATGCACACGTGATGGCATCCGACACGCTTGTCATCTCTGAGAGGGATGAGTCCGAAATAGTCAGTGTCGAGTCGATTACCGACAGGGTCGTAACCCTAAAAACTCTGGCTAAGAAAACCTTCTCTACCAATGCGGTGGTGATCCCGGCCCGTATCGCATACCCCTCAGATGAGTCGAATTCCACATCGCTGCTGCGGGGATTTGATCAGCACACGATCACCTTCGATCTCGATGAGACTCAGATCCTGAAGCCTGCACCAGTCGACGACTTCGAACGCCTGAACGCCCGACCAATCTTCCCATTCCGCCCGGACAGATCCAAAGACGTCACGACCCAATACAACCGCCTCCGAGAGACCCTCGACCCACTCATAGGAGCCAGGAGCATCTACGACCGCGCCCGAGGCACAGTGAAAATTCTTGGCCAAACCTTCACCTTTTTCAGTGAGGTTGAGCGCCAAAGATTCGAGGACTTTGCGGAGCTCATGAACGGGGCTCAAGGTGAGTTTTACATTGAGGGCCCAGGCCAAGCGTTTGAACTCAGCGAAGATGTCGTAGCTCCTACATACAAACTCAAGATCAAAAGCAGCGGGTACATTAACTTCGCCAATAGCAACTCGCTCGCCCAAATAGTGGCAATAAAGCTGTATGATGGAACCACTATTTACAGAACTATTCTGAGCGCCACGACAAGCCCTGATGGCACAGAAACAATCACAACAAAAGAATCCACCGCCGCTCTAAAGCAAGTCGACATCGAAACAATCGTACCGCTGTATCTTGCCAGGTTTGATTCTGACGAATTCCGCTACATCTTCGACACAAACGAAGTGTCGACTATAACTAAAAATATAAGACAACTACTCTATGCTGACACTGCAATCGATACAGAAAGCGCTATCTCTATCTAGACCAATCGAACTCTTCCTTTTCGAACACGGCACAGAGAAGTACGCCTACACGTCGGGCAGCAGACAGCACATGCATACTGACGGCCTCATCTACAAACCGCTGAGCCTGAAGCGCGGCAAAGTCCAGCGCACAGCAGAAGACTACAAAAACCAGCTGACCCTCGACATGCCCGGCGACTCACCAGTCCCTTTGCTGTTCCGTAGCCATTTGCCGTCAAACCATGTGACATTGAAGGTCTTCCAGACCCAGCGCGATCTCCCTGGCGAATCGATCAACATCTTTGCCGGGGAAGTGACCAGCGTAACCTGGAACAACTCCATCGCGTCCCTGGCGTGCAATCCAGTCTCCCGGTCGCTGACTAGACAGGTGCTTCGCTGCGGCTATCAAAGCCAGTGTAATCACCACCTGTACGACAGCAGATGCGGCTTGCAAATTCAGGACTGGCAAGAGGACACGAAGGTCACGGCAATCAAAGACAACGGCTTCACAGTCGAAGTGGCCAACAAGCAAAACGAAGACGACTACTACATCACAGGTCTGTTATCAAAAAACGGAAGTGATTTCCGCATGATCACATCATGTTCCGACAATACTTTTAAGCTGATGTCGCCGATTGACGGATTGAAAATTGGTGACGCTATTCAGGTTGCCAAGGGCTGCGATCACTCTGCAGCGGCGTGTCATTCTTTTGGTAACTTTGATAATTTCCTGGGCTTTTTGACGATCCCTGCTGACAACCCGTTCCAAGTCTACTGACCACTAATAACAATAAGAAAGGTATAGGCAATGGTCTATTTCGTGATCGCGCTTTTCGTGCTGTCCATGGTGATGGCCGCAAGGATGCAGCCCAAGGCGGAAAAACCTACTGCAGCCGGCCTGGAGGATTTTAGTTTTCCATCTGCTGCTGAGCGCCCGATTCAGGTTCTTGCGGGAACTCGAAGATTATCCGGGCCGAATGTTCTCTGGTACGGAGACCTCCGAAACTCAGCGATAAAGCAGATGCAGAAAGGCCTCTTCAGCTCAAAGAAGACAGTGGTCGGATACCGCTACTACATGGGGGTACAGCTCGGCATTTGCCACGGCCCCGATGTCATGCTGCGAGAGATCAAATTTGGTGACAATGTGGCTTGGTCTGGTGTCAGCACAGGCGGCGCCATTGCAATAGACAAGCCTTCCCTATTTGGTGGGGACACCAACGGTTCCGGTGGAGTGTCGGGCATTCTCAGGTTCCACCCCGGCACTTGGACGCAGATCCAAAATGATTACCTGGTAGGCAAGGTCGGCAGTGACTTGGTGTCTGCGATACGCGGAGTGTCGTACTGCGTGCTTGAGGGCATGTACATCGGCAACTCATCTAGTCCCCAGGCCGTCAGCTTTGTGGCTAGCCGATTCCCAAAATCCCCTGATGATCGCTTCGCGCAATACGAGCAAATCGGACTCGACGCAAACCCGGCATTCTTCCTCTACGAAATGATCACGCACGGGCTCTATGGCGCTGACCTGGGCTACTCGTCTATCGACCTGGATTCGTTCACATCCGCAGCTAAAACGCTGTTTGACGAGGGGCTTGGGATCTCGGCAGTAATTGACTCATCGACGACTGCCGGTGACGTGATCAACGACATAAAACGTGTGATTCAGGGGTCTCTTCAGACAGATCCAGCAACCGGCGCGTTGAAGCTCAAGCTGATCAGAAACGACTACAGCGTCGACGATCTGCCACTGCTCGACCAATCAAACATCAAAACACTGAGTGGCTTCACACGCGGCTCCCTGGACACTGCGATCAATGAGGTGAAGCTAAAGTACACCAGCATTGCCGACGACTTTACTGAGCGCACGGTAATCGCTCAAAACAACGCCTTACGCATCCACAAGGGCGACTCGGACGGTCAGGTCGTGCAGATGCCGATGGTCAGCACCAGAGATCTCGCCAATAAAATCGCTGCTCGCGAGATGGCTAGCATTTCCGTACCTCTCGCAACGTGTACAGCTGAATGCAACCGTGGCCCTGCACACACTGAAGTCGGTGACGTCGTTCGACTATCTTGGCCTGCAGAGGGCGTCGACAACCTTGTGATGCGCGTCACTAGCGTCGATCTGGGCGCACCACAAGACGGCTCCGTCCGCCTAACGCTCGTCCAGGATGTTTTTGGCGTGTTTATGAGCCTCTACGCCGATGGCTCTGAGCGCCAGTGGACAAAGCCGACTTTCGAGCCTACTGACATCACTAGATTCGACGTCGTGGACGCCCCGGTGATTTTGACGACAAACCAGACCACTGGGAGCGTCCTGGTGGTTGCTGAAAATCCTGGCGTAGCCTTGGACTACCAGCTGCAGGTGCGCGGGGGGAGTGATAGCGGGTACGTCGACGCAGGAGCAGTACCTTTCACACCTTTGTTCTCGACGAGTGCCGCGATGGGTACTGACTGGACTGATGCGAGCCTGGTGTTGTCCGGGCCATCTGCTGAGCTCACGTCGATCACTGCCGAGGAGGTTCGCCAAGGGCTTGGTTTGATGCTGATCGTCAGTGCTGCCGGCAAGGAGTGGATCTCCTATCAGACTGCTGTAGCCGGCAACTCGACCACCGTGACACTTGGCCTGATCAACCGTGGGCTGTTTAACACGAAGCCGTTGTCTCACCCTGCGGGAGCTCGCGCTTGGGCTGCATCAGAAGGCTACGGGGTGACTGACTGGCAGTACGGTCGGAGTGAGTCTGTGTCGATCAGGATGCTTCCGAGAACGCAGACAGGAGTGCTCGATGTCGATGAGGCTGTCGTGCATTCGTACAGCGTTTCCGGTGCCAACATGGCTCCTTGGGCACCTAGGCGCGTGCGTGTGAACGGAGTTGAGGGTGGGCAGATCTCAGGTGTCGCAACTGCAACCTGGAGGAAGCGCGAGGGCTCGCTGCCGGCTGTAGTGTTTTATGGGGATGATGTCGATCAGGCGAGTGATGCTACGTACCAGGTTGTTGTGCGCGCAGAAGGCACGGTTGTAAAAACAGTGAGCGGCATTTCTGGCAACTCTTGGACGTTTGATGACGAGATAGCACTGAACGGTGGGGTTTACTATCAAGCCCTGACCTTTGAGATCTCCGCTCAAAAGCCAGGGTATTCAGTGTCGCCTGCATCGGTCGTATCCGTGACCAGAGCGCTCTAAAGCTTGGCTACATCGTCCCTGTTGTACCTGAGTTTAAGTACCATTCGCTGAATGAAACCGATGTGCGAGTCACGAGTGAGACTAGCAAACACAAAGGATGTCGGATTCAGATCTGTCACCGCGAGCTGGATATTGTCAAAGTCAATCACGCCTATATGTATAGCATGGCAGTTTGGCTTGTCCGGCATCCTGCGTAATGTATAGTCAGTAGCGTAACTGTAGCTCGAATATCCGCCTTCATAACTATTGTCAAATCCAGCAAAGAATGACTGATTTTTAGCTGTTTTAGATTTTTCTATAATGCAAGATGAGTTGTTTTTTTTCATCCAAGAAAGCCGGATCAATGCCAGCTTGTTTTAGCTTGTTCAGGCCTTCTCCACTAAATTTCAAGCGGATATGCCCACCATTAATTTTATCGAAGAAGTCCAAGCTATCGCCCAACTCAACATCTAGTTTTGCGTTGAGCTGCACTGGTTTTGGGAATCCATTTTTTTCGGTTACGACATATACTTCCCCGGTGTATCTGTCGCCGAGTGGGCTTCTGATGAAACCGAGGAATATCTCACCCAAAATCCAAAAAGGAATTAAGAACGTTATTGCTTGCTTAAAGCTTCGCGGGCCGACGAGCGCCATTACTCCTGTCCCTCTTTTTTGTAAAACGGTGGGCGGATATTAAGAAATGCGGCGGCGAGGAGAGTGACTCCGACACCTTTCCAAATCATCTCCCCCAAAAATGGCAGCAGCGAACTAGAACTTGGCAGTAGCGTTGCGACAATGGCGACGGGGTACGCGACAATGCCAGAAATTATATATGGTAAATGTAAGTCACAGAGGAGTTTGTACGCTCCGTCAGCAACTTCGCTTATGCTATGCGACTCTGTAGCAGATGCTAGCAAAAAAGCTGGGGCGACAATCAAGACCATGAAGATGGCCCATGCCACTCGATAAATCGTCATAAAACATCCTTTTACAGGTAAGTAGCAAAACTAACTTACCATCGCCAGTAACGAGTTCCATAGGGTTTTCGGTCATGTCGTAACATAGCCAATTGTTGTTTTTTTAATCACTCCCAGGTTTTCGGCAGTCCTGAAAATTTCACATGCGCGTAGGTTGCCGATCCTGGCTTTTCTCGCAAAATCCTTGAGTCTGACTGGAGTGCCTGGTGTCAGCGTTTCCACTTGGGTTACCAGCGATTTCAGGATTTCGTCGTTCGTTCCCAACAGCGTTTTCGGGGTTTCTGGCGTTTCTGGCGTCTCCTCTGGCAACTCAGCCCCAACATTTTCGTGTGGTGGCGTTTCGATGGCTGATGAGGCTACAACATGCGTGCTAGAGCTTCTAGCGCCACGAACACCACTCAAGATTAGTGCCGGTACGATCTCCAGGGACATGGCAAAACCTAGACACAGCAATTGAGCTAGCAGAGGTGGGAGGTTCGATGCTTTAGCTACAGTCGACCTGATCTGTGCGATTTCCAAAGAGCCAGCATTGATCCGCGCTAGGGCCTGGGCACGCTGAGCTGCTGCACGAGTGCTGACAGACTCTTCGAGCTCAAGGGCTTTAGAAACCATCCCACGAGAGCGCAGGTCATTAGCTTGAGCAGTCGCATCAGAGATCTCTCTATCTAATTGAGCGATCAGAGCAGAGTCTTTCTGAGCCAGAGTAGTTAGAGCAGCAACACGCTCGGTAGTCATGGCTTCGTGCGTAGCTTTGCTGACACTAATCGAAGTCATCAAGCGATCATAAGTAGCCCAGCCACTGACTACCGAAAGCATCAAGGCGCAGCCAATTGTAAGAGCAGCGCTAGTGCCCCGCAGGACGCGAATGGCAACAGGCCAAGCCAGGTATTTGAATATATCTAGTAGCACGGCTGCCGCTGCAAAAAGAAGCGCTAACTTCTTGTCGTCGATCAATGCGTACATTGCAAGCGCAACCGAAATTGCAGTTACGCTGGACAATAGGAATGCGATTGCGACAAGTAATGTCGACAGCTTCTTGCTCATCTTGAACCCCGAAAATCTCTCTATAATTCCATTATATAAAGGGTTTTCTGGCATGCAATAGCTGGTCGGGGCTATTTGACATCAAATTACCTTCATATAGATTGTAATTATTTATTGAGTGGGTCAGTCCAATTCAATATGATGTTTGTATCGAGACCCCAAAAAAGGAAAATAACATGGGTATCAAGAACTCACTTCGCATCAATGTAGATCAGATTGCCAAGGCGTTAATGAAATCGGGTGATCTAGAAAAAGAGTGTGATTGCGGTCTGGAATACGAGCATGATGATGCAGTTGATGTTGAAGATTTGATTGATATTGCGATAGAGAGCATCGGAAGTTACGGCGAAGCTGGGCTAAGGGCTTTAATAAATAGAGCAACTATTGAAGTTGAAAATATAAATTCAGAAGTTCGTGCAATGCAGGCTACAGAGTGTCAGGAAAGGCAGATGATGCAAGCAAGGCTCACAGACTTCGATCAGATTGCTCTGCTGAGCGCTGTGGGGAGGATCGGCGGTGACATGCATGAGTACGATGCAGCCGCCTTGCTGCTGCTCACGGGAGCGTATACAGCCTCAGAGCTATGCCGGCTGCCGTCAGCAACGCTCCGGGAGCTATTAGCGTAAGAATGCTTCGGCCAAGAGGGGAGCTAGTTCTGATGGGGACTGGCCCTTTTTGAGCTCCTTGATTAGAAACGTTTTGCCGTCTCGCGAACGGACTTCTAACCCCTGCTTTCCGAGCCTGACGTCGTAGTGGAGCTCAGCGAACATCCCGAATGCGGACATGTCGCCGTCGACTTGTCCATACATCCAACCGTTTTCTAGGGTGACCTCGGTCATGTCGTGATCTGTGGTACGCATTGCTCGCCTGACCATCCTTCCGAGTCGTCTCGCCCCCTTGGTCATCATGATGAAGAGCCAAATCGCTGGCATGAGAGGGATTGAGATGAGAATCCCACCCCAGATGTTGATCTGATGGATTACCCATCGTAGAAGCCCCCAGATTCCCCGCAGTGGAACCATCCAGTTCACTCTCATGCGTCACCACCAGCCATTTTCAGTACGTCGGCGTAAGCGTCCGTAGCGTCTGTAAAATCCGCCTCTACCCTAGAAATGACTTGGTAGGTTCGACCGTCATTACCCTGAAAATACAGGAAGGCTCCTTCGTGCCAGGCCTCCCGAAGCTTGGTGTGATGGCCCGTGCCGCTCTCGATGCCTTCTGACATTTGAAAGGCGAAGCCGAACACCGTTATGCCGCCTTTCCAATGAGCGAAGACTGCATTCTGGAAAATCCATTGCTCAGGCAT